GGGTTAGGGAATCCCGTTCAGGCTATTAGGGCTCGTTCCCAGAGGCGTTGCGCGTCCCTCAACGCCGCGATATCCGGCTTGAGGTAGTAGCGGGCCGTGGTTTTGATATCGCTGTGTCCGAGCATTTTGCTCACGATGGCGATATCGGCTCCCGCCGCCAGAGTGTTCGTCGCCCACGAGTGGCGCAGGTTGCGTGCGGGCACGTGCGGCAGGCTATACCGCTTGCACCAGCCCTTGTACTGGCGTGCCACCTGTGGCGGGGTGAGCGCACCGATGAGTCGCCCTCCCTCGCGCGGCTTGAGCTCGCGCAGACGCTTGACCGCGAAGCGCGGCAACGGCAATGTGCGACGGCTCAATTCGGTCTTCGGCGGCACGACGACCTCATGGCCGCTCACCCATTGCAAACCGCGCTCGATATGCAGGACGCCTGCGCGCAGATCAATGTCACTCCACTCCAAACCGTACCCCTCTTCGGTGCGCAGGCCGCATGAGACGGCGCAGATAAGCCACGCCTCAAGCGGATGGTCGTAAAAGCCCTGCAACAGCGATCGCTGCTGACGGATGCCCAATATCACCGGCTCGTAATGCGGCTTGGCCGGCAACTGGATATCGCGTCTCGTGATATCCACGTCCAAGAGATTCCAGCGGATAGCCCGCCTCAGTATCGCGCGTAGTACGCTCCACGCCTTGCGCGCCGCGCCCGAACTGGCGAACCCGACGAGCCACTTGTCCACCAATTCAACGCTTATCGATTCCATCTGCATTGCGCCGAACCTCGGGGCCACGTGCAACCGCCACGCCGACTCATAGCCGACACACGTGGACTCACGCAGATTCGCCGTGCAATACGGCCAAAACCGGCCGTTCCAAAACTCTCGTAACAGCATTTTCAACCTCCGAAAACCCACACGCCCGTTGGCCTATCCAACGGGGACGAACGTGTGGGTTTTCCCACCGTAAAGGAGCTTTCCAATGTCTTTGCTCGCTCACATCGTCGATTGGCTCGTGCCTTTTATCTGTGGCGGCGTGGCCACGGTTTTGGGCCTGATGTGGCGGTGGGGCAAAGCCATGGTCAACGGCCTGCGCGAGCTCCTGCTCTGCCAGTTGGAGGACCTGCGCCGCGAAATGGTCATCGAGCACGACGGAGTGGCGGACGAGGACCTCAAATCACGCTCCCAACGCCTCTACGACAGCTATCACAGCCTGGGCGGCAACGGCCACGGGACATCGCTCAACAATGACATCCAATCCGCGCCGATAGCGCCACGACAGCCCTGACCCACGACCGTGGGCCACAAACAATATCCATCCCAGAGAAAAGGGAAACATGGTCAACAATTTGAAACGTCATCCCAAGCCCTCGCTGCCGGACGAGCTTCGCCCGGACGTTGCACCGGAAACAATCATCGAATCCAATAAGGAGGAACAGTAATGACCCAAATCCATATTTCCATCAGGAAGCCGAAGACGGGCGGCTTGGACCCTGTGACCGGTACGCTGCGGTTCCGCCCGGTGCGTCGTCACTTCGACGCGGCGAAGAATCTTATTATCGCGGCCTCGTTCGACGCGAATCTGTCCGAAACGGGTGAGCTGACGGTTGACCTGCTGCCTACGACTCCTGCGTTTGTGTGGCAGGTCGTGGAGTTGGCTGATTCGCCGCAGGCGTACACGCGTTACGTCGAAGTGCCGGACTCCCAGGCCAGGGTCGAGTACGCTGACCTTGTGGAGGTTGACGCCGCCACGTTCGTACCGAAGGACATGACAAGCTCCCAACTGCTGAAGGTTCGCAGGGCGTCCACCCAGTCGGAGGCGGAGACGCTTTCCGCGCAATACCCGGACGTGCTGGTGTTCTTCAACGAGACCGCCACTGTCACGACGGCCGCTGCTGTCATGGGTACGTTGGAGTCCATCGCGGCCGACGCGCAGACCAGCGCCGCTTTGGCGAAGAACGCCATGCTGAGCGCCCGGTCCTCCGCGGATTCCGCGACCGCCGTGCAGTCCGATCTGAGTAGCCTCGCGTCGAACGCCAGTATGGCGGCGGCTTCCGTCGCCAATGATTCGCAGACGGTTGCCGACGCCGCCAGCACGGTTGCGGAGAAGGGCGCGACAGCTATCGCGGCCATCGATTCGGTGGTGCAGCAGGTGAAGGACAGGGCCGAGAGCGCTTCCGCCGGACTGCCTTCCACAGGCGCCGGAGGCTCCACGGAGGAGACCGGCAAGGACTCCACCGGGGAAACGCCGACCGGAACCGTGTCGGAGGAGCCCGCAGCCAAGGCCACTGTGAAGGGGGCCTGATCATGCCAGCCTTTTACGCCGGCAAACGTGTCGGCAAACCATTATTGAACGGCCACACGTACAACGCCCTATTCAACGGCAAACTCGTATGGCCGCTGGACAGGGACACGGTGGTCTCCATCGAGATCACGGATGATAAGGGCAAGCCGCTGCCCAAGTCTCTGGCCGTGTCCGGCACTTTGAAACTGGGGGCGAAGGCCACGTATGCGGACGGTCATGTTGGCGACCTGCTGACCACCAAGGACGTGACGTTCACAAGCCGGGACACTTCCACCGCCACGGTTTCGGGCAACACGCTCACGTGGAGGCATGGCGGCACGATTCTCGTCACGGCCACTGTCAACGGTTTCACCAGCGCCGCCGCGTCGATCGCCTCCGCCTAGGCGCCCGAGTCCATCAAGGTCACGGACGATTCCGGCAAACCCATCGACAACATCACCCTGCGCGTCGGCGAGAGCAAGAACCTCAAGGTGACGATCCTGCCCGATGCGGCATCGCAGGAGTATACGGCATCCATCAAGGATGTGAGTCTCGCATCAGTCAGACAACAGTAAGGGGCAATATCATGCCAACAACAACAGCGGTTTAGGGGGGGGGCTAGTGTCCGCGCCCTCAAGGAGGGCGACACCTCCATCACCATCACCGCAGGCAGCATCGTAAAGACCATCCCGGTCAGTGTATGGGGAAACAAATGGGTGCTGCCCACCCTGCCCGCCACGCGCAACGGAATCACGTTCACCGCTGCCGGCGACGGCATGGTACACGCGAAGGGCACAGCGACCGACTGGGCGATCATCCTCGTCACCCAGGACCTGCCGGCCGGCGAGTACACGCTCGAACACACGCTCGTCGACGGTGTCGGCCTGTTCTGCGAGCTCAAATCCACGGACGGCAGGATCGACCTGTTCTCGCATGGCACGGTCAAGGCGACGCTCCCGGCGGGCGACTACCAGATGCTCGTCAGTGTCTCGCCCGGCAAGACCGTGGACGCAACCATCACCCCAATTCTCAGGAAACTCAACTAAGGCCCCGATATTGGGGCCTTCACCATAAAAGGAGGCCCCAATATGGGCGCACTATCAATAACCGGTATCAAACCGGGGTCCACGAGTCTGAAACTGACCGCCGGCAAGATTACGAAAACCGTGCCGATTACCGTATTGTCGCGTAACCTGCTGTCCTACGGTCCCGCCGAGGGCAGCGGGTTGACCGCCACCGTTAACAGTGACGGGTCATTGCATGTCACCGGCACCGCCACCGGTCAATGGCGTGGCCTGTCGTGGACGTTCCCATGCCCGGTACAGGGCACCGTGAAACTCAGCGGCACTAGTCTCGACGGTTTGAGCTTCAACATCAAGTGCCTCAACGCCAATTGGCAGCAACTGGGAGACCAAATGAACTTGGGTAACAGTGTCATGGCAATCCCTGCCGGCACCGTCAGCCTGTTCCTCAACGTCATCTCCACCGAGGCCACGCCCACCGCGAAGGACGGCGACCTCCGAATCCAGTTGGAATCCGGTACTACCGCGCACGATTGGATGCGACCCGACAACACGAGCCTTAGGGGGGGGGGTATGAATTAGCGAACCTGTATCCGCGTGTCACCGGACTGCCTAAGACATTAGGCACCGACCCGGGTGTTATGGTCACGGAACCATCGCCGGGCACGTACCGGTTCAAAGGCTCCACCACGACAGAGACCGGCTCGTGGAATGACTTGACCAATGTGGTGCATGTGGATGCGGGAACGTACACGATGGACGCCACGGACTGGCCGCTGGGCAACAATTCATGGCTGATGGGCATACAAGCCCATATCTCCCACGACGACGGGAGCGAAGGAGCAACTGTGTTCGGACCTCGTAACTATGGGCAGAAAACCTTGAAGGACGGCACTCTCCAATGCAACATTTTCATCAACACCACGGGCGAGGTCGATAAGACATTCACTCCCCGCCTGTACAAAATCGACTGATTTTAGCCCCACACCATACCGTGTGGGGCTTTTCCATTGACGGCCCCGAGTGGGCCCCGATAATCCTGACCCACGACCGTGGGCCACAAAACAATATTCACCTCAGAGAAAGGGGAAAAATTGGTTAAAAACAAGGACAAGCCGTGGTGGAAGCGTCTGCTCGCCAAGATCACGGCCCTAGTCGCCGCCGTCTGTATGATGCTGCTTCCGGCGACCGCGCACGCGGACATGCAGGGCGTGGACATGAGCAACTGGCAGTGCGGCGCGGACGTGTACAACATGCAGGCCGATTTCATCGTGGTCGGCACCACATGGGGCACCGGACAGGTCAACAACAACTGTTTGGTCTCCGGTGTGAACACGGACGCCAACCGCATGATCTACCAGGCGCAGGCATCCGGCAAGAAATTCGGCCTGTACCATTACGCCATGGGAGGCAACCCGGAAGCCGAAGCCCAATTCTTCTACCGCAACACCAGCAACTATTGGCGTCACGGCATCGTCGCCCTTGACTGGGAGATGGACGATAATCCGGCGTGGGGCAACTGGGACTGGGTGCGCCGCTTCATGGCGGAATGCGAACGGCTCTCGGGCGGCGTCAAGCCGCTGCTCTACACCGGCCCCGTGGCCGGCACCATCCCCGGCGACATCCGCGCCAACTACGGTTTGTGGATCGCGCAGTACGCGAACATGAGCCCGACCGGCTACCAGGCCAACCCGTGGATGCTGGGCGCGTACGGCGAGGCCATGCGACAGTACAGTGGCACCGGCGTGGTCAACACGTGGAGTCCCATCGACCTCAACATCTTCCGTGGCGAAGGCTGGCAGTGGGATTTGTACGCCAACCCGACCGGCGACTCCACACCACCGGCCACACCGGCCGCGCCCGTGCAGCCGAACACTCCCCAGCCCACTCCCAGCACTGGAGGCATCAGCCACGTCATGCAGTGGGGCGAGACCATCTGGGGACTCGCCGTAGCCTACAACGCATGGCCCCTGTCCGCATGGCACACGCCAAGCGGTGACATCAACCGCTACTACGTGGGCGATGTCGTCACCTACGGCGGCGGCTCTACTGCCACCACCGCACCGTCCACCGGGGTCTCCAAGGTCCTCCAATGGGGCGACACCGTGTGGGATTTCGCCACCGCGCACGGCTACAGCGTCTCCCAGTGTTCGGTCCCCAGCGGCAACATCAACGTCTACTACGTGGGCGATGTGGTGACCTGCCGCTAACCCAAACCGATGCCGCCACCCGATTATGCGGGTGACGGCATCACCATTATTTTTACGATCGGAGCAAACATGACCGACAATCCAACCGATACACCGGCATCCACCGACATCGTGCCCGACTGGCTCATCCCCAGCCGCGTCTACGACATCCTCAAATGGCTCGGCCTCATCGTCCTGCCCGCACTCGCCATGTTCGTGGGCACGGTCGGCCCCGCATGGGGCTGGACTCACGTGGACGCGATAGTGACCACGCTCAACGCGCTCGGCATCCTCGCCGGCGCGCTCATCGGCGTCAGCGCCATCAAACAACGCCT